ATAGGCCGAAGCATAGAGATTTGCAGCCGTTGGCTAAGTTCAAGGCAAATGCTAGGGCATATGCGAATACTTAAATGTGGTTGCGAGAAAGCTCAAATGCATCACGAAGACTACTCGAAACCATTACAGGTTGATTGGGTGTGCAGGCCGTGTCATTTGGAAATACACCGAATTGAAAAACTGCATTCCTTCCCAGGCGTGGACATAGACAAAGTACACAAGGAGAGGCGTTGAACTACAAAAGCTCCGAAACGAAGTTATGCACGGAGTGTAAGAAGCCTTATACGAGAGGAGAATTTGACACCACCAGACGTTGGAAAGAGCGTCAAACCTGCGGGAATCTGATGTGCAAGGAAGAACGTAACCGAAGGCTTAACCGGGACAGGCGGAAGATAAACCTCATCCGCAATCGATTAGTTACCACTTGAAAGTTTCATGCGTTGACGTACCGTTTTTTCGGTCCCTCCACAGGATCTGGCAGGTATGAATAACGCATTTCTGAATGTAGGCGGTGGCAAAACAAACGCCATGCGCTCAGGTGCAGGCGATGTTCTCGCGTTAGACCCAGTGTCCGTACAAAAGCTCTACCCACGCTGGCAACAGATGAAAATCCAAGCCGAGACGGACGGTCAGGAATATCCGCAATTTAACGAGTGGGTGCAACGCGGCATGTACAAAGACGACAATCAAATGTACAGCCAGGACCAATGAAATCATCTAATCCAAGAGGAGCTTCAACATGAAGAAGAAAGACAAAGGTCGCGGCGGAAAGAAGTGCTGATGAACGCCAAGCTCTGCAAGCGTATCCGCAAAGCCGTAAGAAACGGCATGCAGTCATTCCCAGAGTCAGGAACGTTCCGAGACAGAACAGGAGCGATGAGGAATGGCGATACGCAAAGAGGTGCTTATCGGGACTTAAAGAGGGCGGCAAAGTCGTTAACAAGTTCAAACGTTTAGAGAAACACAGCAATGCCATTTGTGAAAGGACAATCGGGTAATCCCGGCGGAAGATCGAAGGTTCCGAAATTGATTACAGATACGCTCCTAAAAGTCGCTACGCAGAATCCAGACAAGCTACGTCTTGCGTGCGAAAAGCTCCTAGACAAGATGGTCGAAGGGGATATTTCCGCATTTCGTGAATTCACAGATCGTCTTGAGGGAAAAGCCATTCAAGGTATCGAGGGTCCAGGGGAGAACGGAGAAATCACTGTGACCATCAAGAGCCAGGATGCAAACGTCCTTTAGCCTCACTGCAAAGCAGCAAGAAGCCCAGAACGTCCTAGGCTCGCAAGCGACCGACATTCTCCTGAAAGGCGGTTCACGGTCAGGTAAAACATTCCTCATCTGCCGAGCTATTGCGATCAGGGCATTGGCAGCGAAGAAATCCCGTCACGGCATATTTCGCGAGCATTTCAACCACGTCAAAACCTCTATTGCGTTAGATACGTGGCCCAAGATGATGGATCTTTGCTTCCCAGACGTTAAGGCGCCAATCGATCGGACGGACTGGTACGCACAATTTCCGAATGGTTCAGAGGTTTGGTTCGGTGGACTGGACGACAAAGAACGTGTGGAAAAGGTGCTCGGTAAAGAGTTCGCCACGCTTTTCCTGAATGAAATATCACAGACAAGCTGGCATAGCAGAAACATCGCTAAGACGCGCCTTGCGCAGAAATGCACATGGACAGACGAATCAGGCAATGAGCATGAGCTTCGGCTAAAGACTTTCTACGACTGCAACCCACCGTCTAAGGCCCATTGGGCATACAAGGTCTTCGAGGAGAAGAAAGACCCTGAGACGGGACGCAAATTCGACAACCCAGGTCGCTATGCATCGTTTCTGATTAACCCGGAGGACAACAAAGAAAATCTCGCGTCCGAATACCTTGAGTCGCTGCGCAATATGTCAAAGCGCATGCGAGATAGATTCTTGGAAGGCAAATACTCAGAAGTCGCACCAGGGCAGCTTTGGACGATTGAGACAATCGACCGATACCGTGTTAATGAACTACCTGAAATGCAGCGTATCGTCGTGTCGGTAGACCCATCAGGAGCAGACGACAGTGAAGACAGCCAAAGCGATGCAATCGGCATTACGGTGTGTGGGCTTGGCGTGGATGGGAATGGCTATTTGTTGGAAGACTTGACGTTACGAGCTGGTCCCGCAACGTGGAGCAAGGTCGCTACAACGGCGTATGACAGGCATCAGGCTAACACCATCATCGCCGAGAAGAACTTCGGCGGTGAGATGGTGAGACACACCATTCGCACGGCGAAGGCTAACGTCCCTTGCAAGCTTATCAATGCCTCGAAAGGCAAGGTTCCTCGTGCCGATCCCATCGCATCTCTCCACGAACAAGGAAAGATTAAATTCTCCGGTCAATTCAATGAACTCGAAGACGAGTTATTGGCATTTACAACGACTGGCTACAAAGGCGACAAATCACCTAACCGAGCCGATGCGTTTATCTGGGGCATGAGCGAGCTATTCCCAGGATTGGTAAAGCCAGAGAAGGAAGAACCGAAGAAGCAGGAGCCGGAATACCAAGAGCACTATCACTCGGGAGCTGGCGGATGGATGAGCTAAATACGAGGCGGCTAACGCCGTAACCAAATGGATAATGAAACGACCGTCGAGACGACGGACAGAAAGAAAGAAAAGCGGGACGATCAGTCCATCATCAAGGGTGCGCAGGACTGCCTAGACTCCTATCGTGATCGCAATAGCGATAACATCAAGCGCGCTGAGGAAGCGATTAAGTTTAGGGCCGGTGAGCAATGGCCTGATGCGATTAAACGCGATCGCGAGAGCCCGAATCAGGACGGTGGGCCGCGTCCGTGTCCTGTATTGGACAAGACAGACCAATACGTCCGCCAAGTCGTCAATGAGGAGCGCCAGAGTAGGGCGGCGATCAAGATTCGTCCTGTAGACGATAAGGGCGATAAGAAAGTCGCTGAAATTTATACCGGCATCATTCGACACATTGAAGAAGCCAGTAATGCCACAAGTGTGTATTGCTCAGCCGGTGAGAACGCTATCGACGGCGGTTTCGGATATTGGCGTGTCCTGACCGAGTATTGCGATGACATGTCCTTCGATCAGGATATCCGCATTAAACGCATCCCAAACCGTTTCAGTGTGGCGTTGGGGCCGCATTCAGAAATTGACGGATCAGACGCGAAAGAAGCGTTGATCTGGGAAGACATTCCGCGGAGTCAGTTCAAAGCGGAATATCCAAACGCTAAGGAAGTTTCGTTCGAAGGTTCATCCGAATGGTCGACGAAAGACGCTATTCGTGTCGCTGAATACATGTGTATCAAGCCAGAGCGGCTCACGATTCATTTGCTCGAAGATGGGTCAATCGTTACCGATTTGGAGCTTAACGGACAGCTTCCAACCAAATCACGCAGCACGACGATTAATCGCGTTAAGTGGTACAAAATCACCTCGGCTGAAGTTCTGGAAGAACAGGATATCGTCGGTAAGTATATTCCTGTCGTGAAAGTTACTGGCAATGAGCTGGTCATGCCGGATGGAAAGGTCCGTCTCTCAGGCATGGTCGAGAAGATGATGGACCCGCAACGGCTACATAACTATGCGCATGCAGGATTTATTGAGCACGTTGCTTTAGCTCCTCGCGCCCCATGGGTAGCAGAGGAAAGCGCGGTTACTGGTTATGAAGCCGATTACAAGATGGCGAACCGACGAAACATCGTCCTCTTGAAATACAAATCCAGATCGGAAGGTTCAGATAATCCAATCCCTCCGCCGCAACGCATTCAGCCTGCCGGTATCGCTCCTGGCTGGCAACAAATGCTCATGAATACAGAGCATGGTATCGAAGGCGCCGTTGGTATGTACGGTCCATCGGTAGGGGCCAAGTCTCAAGAGAAATCAGGGATTGCTCTACAAGAGCAGAAGTCGCAGGGCATGGTAGGCAACTTCCACTTCCCGGATAACCTCTCTCGCTCGATTCAACATACAGGACGAATCTTGCTTGAGTGGATACCGAAGATTTACGACACCGAACGCGTTGCGCGTATCCTCGGTGAAGATGGGCTATCGGATATGGCCTATCTCAATCCGGAGCAACAAACAGCCGTTGCGACACGTAAGGACGCCATGGGCCAGGAAATCGGAAGTTCTTACAACCTGAACGTCGGCAAATACGACGTAACGGTATCTTCTGGACCTTCCTACACCGCTAAACGTCAGGAAGCGGCAGAGAATCAAATCCAGTTGATCCAAGCCAAGCCTGAACTTCTTAGCCTGATTGGAGATATTGTCTTTAGCAATATGGACTGGCCGCAGGCTGACAAGATTGCAGAACGGCTTAAAGCGATGCTGCCTGCGCCGATTAAAGAGCTTGAAATGTCGAAAGACAAAAAGCCTATCGATCTGAGAATGGCGTCCATGATGAAGCAAATTCAGGAGGCTGGACAGCAGTTGGATCAGAAGGCTGCGGCACTTCAAGAGGCGGAGCAAAATATCAATGAGCAGGCAACCAAGGTTCAAAGCGATATGGTCAAGCTTGAAGCCGAGAAGAAAGACCTCGCAGCGCAGGCACGAATTCTCAATTCTGACCGTCAACGTCTAAAGACCGAGCTTGAGTTGATAGGCCTCAAGATCGTGGACGAAGTGGAAGCGACGTTACAGGGCCAGGTTCCTCCCGAAGTCGTACAGGACATATCGAACATCATCGCATCCGCGCAAAACCAGATATCACCCATGAGGGGCATGAATGGACAGCCTGCCTGAGCTTGGCAATTCCGATCCAGATTACCTTGGAAGACTGAAACGGTTTGGTAATGCAATGATGCCGGACGGCATGAGTGTTGATCGAAATGGCGTCGTCTATGACGCTGGCCCAGTCAAGATGAGATTAGGCAAGAACGCGTTTCAATTGACGCCTGAAGAAGCCTACGTTCTCGGTCGAAAGATCGATGCAAACCTAAAGCTTGGGTATGACGGAAATCACCAGCTCGACATGAGCGCACCGGTAGGCGCTGGAACCATGTCATACCGAGGGAATGTTGGGCCTAACGGCAATCGCCAGGAACTCGGATACGAGATGCCTTTGTACGGAGGCAGACTCAAACTAAAAGGGTCGAGAGACGGTAACGGAAACGCACTGTCTTTCGGGTACGAGAAAAAGTTCTAAACGCTATTGCGTTGCGGTTCGTTTTATGTACCGTTTTTATTGACCGGGTTACCGGATGACTGTCGGGAGACAGTCTGAATTCTTGGAGGCCTAATGGCTGATGATGTGACGAGTACGGTTACGCCCGCCGCAAGCGGCGATACGGCTACAGCAGCCGTTCAAACTGGCAGTACCTCTACCGTCGATAAGACGGATGCTGCAAGCGATACAGCTTCTACGCCACAACCGAAACGGGTTGATCCGCGTCAGAGAAAGATCGCTGAACTGTCGTATCAGAATCGAGAGTTGCAGAGGAATTTAGATCGCGCGTTAAGCATTGCCGAGCGTAACAACGCTCCGCAAGCAAGACAAAGCGATGAAAGACCTCCGCGAATGGAAGATTTCGGCTCGATGTCTGAGTACCTCGACGCTCGTGATGAGTATCGAGAGAAGCAGCGTCAGGCAAAAGCGGAACCTAAGCAGAAGCCTGAAGCCGATGAAGGTCGTCAACGTTACCTTGAGCACGTGAAGGTAGCACGCGAAGACTTATTCGCCGCTGGTTCTGAAAAGTACGAAGACTTCGAAGATATGGTTTTGAGTGCTGATGGAATCTCGCCAGCTATGCGAGACGCCATCTTCGAAATGGACGATCTCGACATGCAAGTCGAAGTGACCCGTTTCTTGGCTCAGAACCAGAAAGAGGCTCGTCGAATCTACCGACTCTCGCCTGCGCGACAAATAGCGGAAATTGGAAAGCTTGAAGCGAAATTATCAAGCCAACCATCTCCGAAGCGGCCCTCGGCTGCCCCTGCGCCGATTTCGCCAGTAGGTGGAGGAAAGACCACCACGAACGAAATCTCAGGAACTGAAGACATGAAAACCTTCATTGAAAAGCGCAACAGGCAGTTGGGGAGAAAGTAAACCAGTAGCACCGTCGTGATGACGGCGCTCTCCGATAGCGGGCAGAAGCCCCCAAGGAGCTGTTGTGTCAAATTCTTTACTGACGATCGATATGATCACGAAGGAAGCCTTGCGCTTGGCGCATGAAAAGGCGACCTTCATCGGCACCATCAACCGCGAATTCGACGAAGAATTCGGTAACAAGAACGGAAAGATTGGCGATACCCTGCGTATCCGTCTGCCGTCGCAGTACACCCGTCGCACCGGCTCTCGTGTAATGGACGTTCAAGACTCCGAGCAGCAGAAAACGACGCTTGTTGTCGCAACTCAAGACGGTGTGGACATGCGATTCAATTCGCGTGAACTCTCCCTAGATTTGCAGGACTTTTCGAAGCTTCATCTTGAACCTGCGATGGCGAGCCTCATTTCCGGCATCGAATCAGATGTTCTGCAAGGCTGCACCAAGCTCACCTACAACCAGGTGGGGACATGGGGCACGCCTCCGACCTCGCTCACAGAATTCGGCGATGCGCGTTCACGTTTGAATCAAGACTTGGCCCCGAAAGACGGTCAGCGTTACATCCAGTACGACTCAGTCAACATGAGCGCTGTCGTAAACGGCCTGAAAGGCTTGTTCCAAGATTCAACTCAGATCAAGGAGCAATATCGCGAGGGCTTGATTGGTCGCACAGCCGGTTTCGACTGGTATGAAAACGAGCGCATCTATCAGCACGCCAGCGGTTCTGA